AGCCATTCACTGGGAGATTGGAACAAGGGAATTTGTGTCATTCATTCTCCATACATAAACGCAGACGCTTTAAAAAATCCTTGCAATGCTCGCGCCAAGCGTCACCTTGTAGGACAAATTTTTGAAACTTATGATCATGCGTTGCAATCAATACAACACCTTTTTTAATTTTTGTTTTGCACATGCGGTTATGCGCCATCCCATAGGCGGCCATTTGCGTGAAGTAATTTTGGATGGAACTGTAACTTTCATATTGGGTTTTTCTTTTTTGCTTGAAATCAATGATGCATGGTTCATCCTCATAAACACCGACTAGGTCAGTGATGCCTCTGTAGTAATTGCCAAAATGAACACGTGCTTCCACCCCCCACACTTCTTGCAGCTTGTCTTCCAATCCTTTTGTAATGATCAGCGTGGCAAGTTCCGTCGCTAATTTTTTATTAGGATTGAAATTGTATAGTATGTCCCCTTCTTCATTTTTTATTTTTCCTTCCAGGTATGAGTGCATACTTTTGCCAATAGCTATGGAATGCGACACGATCCGGTCAGCCTCCTCTTCGCCAACTCTCTTTCGCCACTTTTCCAGGAATGATTTATCACTTGTTTGATCGAGAACACGTGAAGGGGAAAGCAACCGTTCTTGCGGCCAAGCGTATTTATCCGTGTAGATTGAATTATGTTTGAACATCTTTTTTCTTCTGCTCCCTATTTAATTTTTGAACATGCCTCAATGTTTGGAGTCCTCTTCTTTCTCCTTCCGACATGAAGCTAGGCTCCAAGGGTGAATCCTTACTTTCAATCTCCGCAGCTATGGCTGCATAGCCCGCGATATCCACATAACAATCTTCAGTGTGTCTATGTTTTAATCGTGCTATTTTTACCAAAACCATACAAATAGCCACGTCGTGGGGACTGATGTAATGGTTTAAATAAGAGCTCCATAACTCTGAAATGTTTTTATGATTAGTGTACTTATCTCCGTATGTATGTTCTCTAGGACCTGCAACAGTTTTGATTGCTTTTTGTAAAAGCTCCTTAGTTTTTTTCATACAAAAATATCCCTAAACTCTCTTGTTGATTCGGATTCAATAATGTGCAGTGATTTTTTAGCGCGTGTTGCGCCAACATAAAAGACTCGCCGTTCATCGTCTTGTTGCATAAAATAATTATCATCCACTTTTTTTGGTAGGTCTGTTAATAACACAACATGATCCGCTTCGCCACCCTTCGCCCCATGGATCGTAGAAAGTTTTATATTTTTCGATGTATTAAAGGATTTTTGCCGACGCAATGCTGCATTAATATAGGTCTGTTGTTTCTCTGGAATATTGTCCAACGCATCAAACCATTCTCTTCGAATGTCTACACTTAACCCATGATGCATGACCAACGCCTCATGGTCATACTCCCTTTCCTCATCTGCACTCTTCAAATCTTTATATCCATGTTTAATATGATTATTACCAGACATATAATAATACATATCTTTCAATACGTTAAAAGGAATTAATTGATCTGCTTGTAAATCTTTCCATCCCAAGATAGCATTCAGCATTTTTTCAGAAACAGAAGAGTGACTATAGCGTTCAAAAAACAATCCTCTTATTTTTAATTCATCCTCAACTTGATCCAATAAATAATTAGTTCGTCCCAGGATCATCCAAGTTCCATTTGTTAAATCCATATGGTGATTAAAACGCATACGATGATATAAAACTTTTCCTTCTACTGGACGCGGACTCCATTCCTTGGGAACCCGGTCTCGCACGCGCCCTATTAATTGTGTGGCAATTTTGTGCACGTTTTGTGGAATGCGATAGGATTGGTTTAAAATTTCTCTCTCCCCTCCTATTTTATTTAAGCGACCGGTGTCAGCTCCCGCCCAATTGAAAATTGCCTGGTCATCATCGCCTGCAATATAAGCCCGGTCAGCATTCCGAACAAGCTGCTCCACCATTTGCCATTGGATCAAGCTTAAGTCTTGGGCTTCATCCACGATGACAACATCCAGCTTCGGTGGATTTTTTTGTTTCACAAATTCCAGGATCATATCCGTGAAGTCATACATCTTTTTTCTTTTTTTATACTGCGCCAATCCTTGGGCAATTTGGTGAAGCTTATCATAGCCTCCCTCCAAATGAAGATTGGAATTAGCAAATTGATTTGATAGGCTTGTCTGCATAATCTTCGCCTGATCAATCAGTTTAAGGTAAGGATCCTGCGGTAAGGAAATACCAAGCTCTCTAACGGATTTATTTGGATTGATTAATTTAATCTGCAGCCAATCAGAAACCTCCCTATACTGTATGTCCCCCATCACGTCCCCGGATTTAAGATTTAAATGATGGTACGCTAAACTATGAAGAGTCCTGAAGTATTTAAATTCTTTTTTCTCTAGGTTAAACTTCGCCATCGCACGAGTGACGGCGATACGCGCAGCTTTTTTTGTAAAAGCAAAATATCCAATGCGATCAATGGGAGTACCATTTCTTATTTCCTCCGCTACAACCTTGAGAAGACGAGTTGTCTTTCCTGTTCCGGGTGGTCCAAAGATTGTAAGTACTTTAGTGGCATGTCTATCGTTTAGAATCATTTATTATCTCCAATATTACTGTTCCTATATAATAGGGAATTTGAGGAATTAAACTATTCCCTAATGATTTAAGTCGGTCCACCCGCTTGGGTATCCCATGAGCCACTCGACCCACGTTGGGTTCAACGCTCCACCACCCTTGACCCATTTCTCCTTGTCGCTCCTCGCCACTTTCTGTGGCAGTAAATTCCGATCCGAATTGATTACGGCTTTTCCACTGTCTTTCCAATCCCTCGCTGTCGGTGTTGGCCATGTCTTGTGGGGCTTCTCGCTTCGGCTGTCCGTCACGGCTGCCGGCAAACTCCATCCGTGGGTTCCCTTGATCTGACTCGGAGCTGGCTGTTCGTAGTACCCCATCCTCTTTGTCGCTCTCGGTGTCGGCCACATCGCTACTGACTCCTCTAACTTGGCTCCCAAGAATCCTTTCTTGTCCACTCTTCTCTTTAGATTCTCTGATTTCTCCGCCATCGCTGCCGAAGCTCTCGGTGTTGGCCACATCTGAACTTCGGTTGCCAGATTGCGCACTCCACCTGTCGCTTTTCCTATCTTTTTGTATTTTTCCATTCTCTTTCTTGATGTTTTGTAACTTTGTTGAAACTCGTGTGCTGTCGGTGTCGGCCACATCTGTGTTGTTGGTTTTCCGTACTGCACTTGCTCGGCTAGATTCCCTGGGGGGACTGTCGTTCTCCCCACGCTCTCGCGGTATTTCTTTCTCTTCTCCATTGACTCTTTGCTCCTTGTTGAAATTGTCGTTGCGCTCGGAGTGAGCCACAATCCAGACCCTTTCTCTTTTGTGGTTGGCGCCGACTGATGCAGCTGAAATATTAAACGTCCTTGAGGTGTAACCTTCACTCTCCAAGTCCTTGAGCACGGTGTCGAGACCGAGTTTAATGTGTCCACCAACATTCTCTCCAATGACCCAAGTGGGCCGGAGCTCTTGGACAAGTCTAAAATACTCTGGCCAGAGGTGTCTCGGATCTTGCTCACCTTTTTTTCTACCTGCGACGGAGAAAGGTTGGCAAGGATATCCTCCGGTGATGATGTCGATTGGAACAAGTCCCTCTGATTTAAGTCTGTCATAATTCAACTCCTTTATATCTTTATATTGTTTAACATATGGCCAATGTTTTTGCAGGACCTTTCTTGGATATTCTTCAATATCGCAGAACGCCACTGTTTCAAAGCCACCCGTAGCCTCAAGCCCCAAGCTGAAGCCACCGATCCCACTGAACAGATCCAAATGTCTAAGCTTATTTTTTATCAAGATACCCCGTCGCATCCGGATGACTCCAATAATGTTTTCGTGTGTAGCTATAAAACACATAACAGCTATCACAGTAGAAATGATCTTTGGGATCCTCGATTGTAGCGTCCCTCTCACACAGATGTCCCTTGCATTTATTTTTTGGTTGCACATTCGTAATTTTATTTTCTTCCAATATTGTCATCACTTCCTCTGTTTTCATTAACCACTACCTTTTAAAATTTTATTGACATAATTATCAATAGGTTCAATTTTATCTTGCATCTCCTCCGAATAGGTCTTTTCTTCTTTTGGCTCGTATACAAATTGCGTAGCACAGTATTCGCACATCGCCTTGTTATTCTTATCGAAGGTGTACCAAACAATAGGATGATCATCGGCGCATGAAAATGTTTCTGTGTGAATTACTTTAGGTTTCATTTAAAACGGAACTTCCTCATCATCTTCTTTTGGCATTGGCAAAGCCTCTTTTGGTTTTTCCATTTCCTTGACCCACCACAGCCGTGTATTTTTTCCACGTACACGGCGAATGACACACGATGGATCATCGTCGTTTCCATTCACTTCACGAATGCGTGCCCCAATGCGTGTCGAATCAAAACCCTTGAACTTTTTCTTCTCTAAATAATTTTCCAAAGCAACCATCCTAAAATATGTCTTACCGTCCTCCGTAAATGTTTTTCCAATCCGCACTTCATCCATTGATAGTCCGTGTCCTTGATCATTTATAAATGATTCCAGGTGTTGGTCAAATCGTTCCTCTTTTCGCACATCCTCCATCTCAATGACATCAACTTGTGCCACTAACTCCTTGATTTTATTATGCCATTCCCTTCTGTTCAACGGATTCAACACAACGTTGCGCTGATCCAGGCACGCCAGAATAAATTCATTTTGGTTATAGAGCTGTCGTGTCGTGAGACACACGCTGTTGCCGTCCACGTTCATGAACCATACCGAATTGTCCGATTGGTATTTTCTGAGATCAGAAAATTTATGTTCGTAGTCATTGCCAATTCCAAATTTCTTCGTCCGGCATTTGATGGCGTCACAGTGCTGGCACATTGGTTGGTCTTTGCATTTGTATTGGTAATCTTTTTTCTCGTGCTGTGTAATTGTTTTTTGTACGTCCTTGAATTCCAGGTTCGGTTGCATATATTTTTGATTGAACTGTGCAACTCGGTTCTGCCAATCCTCATATTTCTTTTTTGCATAGATGGCATACTGGTATAGGGTATTGTCTCGCCCCCCTTCGGTAATGCCTATTTCCATTAAGGTCTGAAGACACGGAGGACCGTCATCTAATTCCTTCGGTGGTTCTTTTTTTCTTTTCGCTTTTATCTTAAAAAGTTTTTCGGGATCTATCTTTCTCTCTTCCCATAATAAATAAAATTCTTCCAATGTCGCAGCTTTTCCGTCATCCAAAAAAGCGTAGCGATTGCCTTCGTTGCCATTGAAGTAGGGAAGGTTTAAAAAATTTCCGGTATCGCCTCGCTCAACATTAATTTTAATTTGTTTAGGAAAAATCTCGCACGTCCCATGCCCCAAGGCTCCGGCAACTTCTGTTAATTTATTTCTAAGTTCTTCAGCATCCAAGGGAGCTGATCCAAATAAAAAAATATGTGCCCCTCCACTCTTGGAACGACACACAATTAAGGGTAGTCCTAATTCCTTGATTTGCTTAATTAATTTAGAATGATCTAGAGGATAAGTATCAACATCGACACAACCCCAAGAGCAAGTACTATCATCTCTAATGGGGATAATACCAAGACTAGGTTCCACACCCTTAAGATGATTTTGCCACAATGTATCTGTAACCACAGATCTTTTAATAAACGCATTTCCACTCTTCTTTCCATTTTTTATATTGCCTGGAATGTATTGGCCATAGGCACGGTCCAGTCCTGCAAATATTGTTTTAAATTTTTCTATGTTCATAAGACAGCTTTTTCAATGCAAGCCCTTGGTTGTATGCAGTTATGACTTGATCGCAGCAACGACCGCGGTTGGGAAACACATACAACCTATAGAAGGGGCTTGACTTCTCCATTAGAACAACTCCCAACCAAGCTCTAAAATGGAATTTCTGGATTGCCTTTTTTATCCTCACGCAGAGGAATAAGATTATCCTTCACAGAGCTCATATCTTTATAAAAGGATGATGCATCCGTTACCAAATGCGCATCCCCCACCATAGAGTCTGTTTCAATTTTCCACTTGTACCAGGTTTTATCGCCTTTTTTTGTTTTCTCAGTTTTTAAAAAATAAGTATGAGACCACATCGGAGGAGTAAACCATACCCCTTTTCCGTTTTGGATCTTTATATTTTTCATCTTGCTATTCCAATTACGACTTGGCGTTAGCTGGGATGACTTCATTGAGATAACAGCTTGGCTACTTCCTCCCCCTTCTCCCAATATCAACACAAAATAATTCGCTGTCTCTTCAATGTAATTACCTGAGTTGTCATTGAGATAAAACCTATTGTCATCCGCACGAACAGTTTTGCTCATAACATCTTTTGATTCATGCACATGGATTGGTCCTTTGGCACCCGTACCTTCGGGAGCCCATTCGACATAGGTCTTATGATATAGGCAAGGAATAACTTTTACTCCCTGATCTCCAGGCCACCAATCTCCTGTCACGGAATTATATACATGACCGGCACGGAGTGCCCCATCATTTTCCAATTCCGGAGACATGGCTTGAAGTAATTTTAAACGAGGAAGCTGCAGATCGTCCGATCCCATTTCCTCAAAACCAGTATTTGTATTTTCAAACTGGTCCATTATAGCTATGGCTTGATTGCCATTTTGCTTTTTAGCAACTGCTTTTTTCTTTACAGATTTTCTTCTCATAATTCATACCTCATAAATTAAAGTTCACTACTATTTGATGCTGACCTTATTGACCCTAAACACACCAAATAATTTCTCATCAAAGTTGACACCCTCCTTCAGCTTGCTGTTCAGATATGAACGCAGTGTGCTTGGATGCACCGATGATGATTCATTCGGGACGAGTCCCGAATCCTTTGCTAGCTCTTTGAATTTCTCGGCGAGCTTGTCTTCGCCTTTCTTGAAATCCACGCTGACTAAATTCTTTATGATGTCGCCGTCTCCTTGTCCACGGATCCAGGTATGCGCAGCACTCCTGTTGGCCTCACTAATTTTACAGTAAAGCATTTCCTTCGTGGTGACTTTGGCGCCATTCGCTAATCGTAATTCTGATAAATTTTTGGAAGTTAAAAGATCGGTAATGCTATCGTTTAGATTTTGCTCTTCGTCCTTTAACGCTTTAGCTTGGGTTTCTATGATCCCAATTTGTTGTTGGATATGTCGCAACCGAGTGCAATCTACCCCCAATTGACCCAAGGATTCGTCGTCTATCTTGTCTAAACCTCTAATAGAGGCCTCTTCAAATAAATTAATCACATTTTTATTCATCACAAACTCCTATATTTTTTTATATTAATACTTGCATTAAATCCCATAGTCAAGTATATAATAAAAAAAGATGAGTGAATTTGTATTTAAAACAAAACCGTACGCACATCAAGCAAAAGCTTTAAAATTGTGCGGGGGCAAGGAATATTACGGTCTCTTTATGGAGATGGGAACCGGTAAATCCAAAGTGTTGATTGATGAAATTGCCGCTTTGTATCTAAAAGGAAAGATAACAGGAGCTCTTATCATCGCTCCCAAGGGAGCCTATCGCATCTGGGAAAAGGGAGAGATCCCCGCTCATATGCCGGATAATGTTCCCATCGACATGGCCATTTGGAAAGCGCCGTCTGAAATGTCGATCACGGATAAGAGTACAATTAAAAGAATTCTGCAGCCGAATGGGAAACTGAGGATCTTCCTAATGAACATTGAAGCCCTCTCCAGTAAGATTGGAACCCAGGTTGCTTATAAATTTTTAAAGGGAAACCCCAGTATGATGGTCATTGACGAGAGCACAACGATTAAAACGCCCACCGCTTCACGCACCAAGAACGCATTGAAGCTAGGCCCACACGCCAAGTTTAGGAGGATCCTAACCGGATCACCAGTCACCAAGAATCCATTGGATGTCTACGCCCAATTGGAATTCTTAAGCTCTTCCATTTTGAATCAGAACTACTGGGCGTTCCGTTCCAGGTACGCCATCATGGTGAAAAAGAATTTTGGCTCACGCTTCACGAACCTCGTGGTTGGCTTCCAACGGATACCAGAATTGAATAAGATTATTAATCAGCATTCCTACCGGGTCCTTAAGGAGGATTGTCTGGATTTGCCTGATAAGATTTACCAACGCCGGTTCATCCAGCTCACGCCGGATCAGATCAAGGCGTATGAGGAAATGAGGCGATTTAATGTCACCGAGATGGAAGGAAAAAGCGTAACCAGTCTTTCCACATTGGCAGCGCTGATACGATTGCATCAGATCACGTGCGGTCATTTGACTTTTGATGACGGCGAAACCAAAGTTCTCAAGAACAACAGGATCAGCGAACTTCTCAATATTCTGGAAGAATCCATAGGCAAAGTCATTATTTGGGCGAACTATAGGTTTGACATCAGGGAAATTGAAAGGACCTTGGCGGAAAAATTCGGCGAGGAAAGCTGTGCCTCCTACTACGGCGCAACAAAAGACAAGGATCGCCAGGAAATTATTGAACGGTTTCAGGACAGGGAATCTTCCCTACGGTTTTTTATTGGCAATCCACAGACGGCCGGCTACGGGCTCACGCTCCACGCTGCACACACTGTGGTGTATTACTCCAATACCTACGACCTGGAAAAAAGAATTCAATCAGAGGATCGAGTCCACCGAATTGGTCAGACCAACAAGGTGACTTACATCGATATGATTGCAGAAGGAACAATAGATGAAAAGATTGTCCAAAGCCTTCGTAACAAAATTGATATTGCTACGGAAGTGATGGGCGAGAACGTTAAACAATGGGTCATCGAACCCATTAGAAAGAGAAAATAATGGATACTACAAAGTATAAATCGGTAGCAACCAAATTGGAAACCTACCACAAGGCTAAAGTGATGGCTGGTGTCAGCCATCGCTCAATCGGTCAGCTTATTTCCATGATTGTTGATGAAGCATGGAACAAGCAACCAACTTCCACAAAAAGGAAACTTAATGGGGAGAGGAAAAAATGAAAATAAAAGACAATAGAGTGTTTGTCACTCGTGACTACGAATTGTTCGGCCACATAACTGGCAACCGAACACTGACAACAGGGCGTGCCCAAAAAAATATACATACTATTATGAACAGCATGGAGAAAAATTATCTTCCTATGCCCATATTGGTACGCGCTGACATGAGTGTGGTTGATGGGCAGAACCGGTTGGAAGCATTGAAACGCTTAAAGCTTCCGGTCCCCTACATTATTACCACGCAAGAGATCTCGGTGGAGGACATCCAGCGCATTAATAACATTTCCAATAATTGGAATACGGATGACTTTCTCAACTCCAATATGGGGATAGAAAAAGAAAATCATCCAAGCAATTATCATTTGAAACCGTACCATTTGTATGAGTTTTTCAAAAAGAAATATAAGTTTTCCCACCGAAATAACCTGCAAATGCTGTGTCCGACAAATAAAGTCAAGGAGATGGAACTCGATTTCAAGAAGGGACGCCTAAAGATCTACAGCTTACAGAGTGCCCAGGACAAGGCGGACTACATTATGAGCTTCAAGGTTTACATCAAGGAATACCGCAACAGGAATTTTGTGACGGCTTTTCTTTATGTGATGAAACATCCCAGATTCAGCCGACGCACATGGCTCAGGAAAATGAGTCAAAACTCCAGGAAGATTGTGCATTGCACTAATGCCAAGGACTACGTTGAAGTAATCAATGAAGTCTATAACTGGGGCTTGCAGAAAAAAATTCGTCTGCTGCGCAAAGAAGAATTGCTGTATGCCTAAGTGCAAATGCGGACGGTCTCCCACCGGCAAATGCATTGGTTTGCATAAGCTGACGGAAGAAGAATACAGAAAGAAGCTGCAAGATGATTCAACGGATTTCCCCGACTACCGCTATGGGGATTTCCGTGATGAAATCATGGCAGTGGAGAGAACCAGAAGATTGAGGGACTGACAATGAGCAATACTAGACACTACTCGACCAAAAGAAGAAAATCATATCCACGTGGCGCACGGCCCAACAAGCATTTCCCGGGGCACCAAGGCCTCGGCACTTTTAAGTGCAATGTTTGCTACAAGGACTACACGCGCTACAGCGTGCATGACCGCTTCTGTAGTCCGTGCCGCAGTAAATCATCATGATCTGCCCCAACTGCAAGGGCAACGGCTTTACCAAGCACACGTTCGAGGCTGAAAAAGTAACACTTCAATGCAAGGCCTGTGATTCAAAAGGAGAATTGCCGGAGGATAAATTTGTTTCACAGACATATGAAGATACGAATTGGTTGAACGAACCAAGCACAACTTTTTATCACGGTTCACCCCTGGATCACACTTTATTTAAGAATCTTAGGATCATTGTGTCCTAATACCAGTTCCGAGCAGCCACAACCCCCTTATTTCCTCCTCGGTTGCTCGGAAACATTGCATTTATTCCCGAAATACCCTATAATACGACACGTAAAATACATAAGGAGCCCTATGAGCATCCGTCTGCCCGAAAGCCCCGTGCGGAAGATACGCAAGTGTCCAAAATGTGGCAAAATTTCAGTAAATTTTTTTGATTCCGTGCACGACCGCACCTACAGCTCAGAAGATTGGGATACCATAATGTTGGACGGCCAGGAAGTCCTTAAGAGGATCCTACGGCCTGTAGCCGAACACCCTTTTTTCTTTTTAAATTAAAATTTTTTCCCAACGATTCTTGACATGACTGTCGGCGATCTGAGGATCCCTATGCTCTTTGTACCCTTTGTGGGTGGAAGCTCTGGTGTTCCACCGGCTTTGGGGCTGACGTTTCCGTGTCTGTCCCTCGATGGTCCATTGAATCGCTTTCAAGCTGGAACCTGGTTCTGAATCCAGGGTGTAGGTGAGTATTTTCTCGCCGCCCATCGCCATCCAGATCCGTTGGCACCTGGCGTAGAGGTAGGAGCAGGCGTTCCTGGGAGCCGGGTCCTTAATGCATACCCGTAAAACTTCGAGTGTCGACCCATTGTCCAAGGCCCTTGCCACAGGTCTGCCGCAAATGGCCACACCAATCAATTCGCCGTCCTTCATGGCTCCAATGCTGAATTTATGACCGGCTGTTTTCTTGTTGTGCCGGTGATGGTTTATGACGAAATCATTTGCGTTCTTTAGGGAAATTGGAATGGTTCTAAACACCACACATTCCTTCACACACGTTGTCAAACATATCGATTTGTTCCTTCTTGGGCTTCAGCTTTGCGTCCTTCAGGGGAACGGCTGACCGGTGGAGGAAGAGTTTGTCCCTCACGTTCCTGGACCCATGCCTAATCTTCTCGTCAAAATCAACGGCGTCCGCAAATTCGTCCGGCCGGTTGGTCTTCATGTCCTGCCAGTAGGCGTCATCATGGAAGGGGCAGCAGATGCACGCCGACTTGGACGGCTTGGGAAACGCTTTTTTCTCGAACCAGTCCAGGCATTGCCGTCTGTTGATTCCCAGCTCCAGGAGAGGCCATCTGTTGATGATGTACTTGTCCCTCGCCGGCTTCATCCGGGCGATCTCATCGGTTGAAATGCCGATCCACTGATCGACCCACACGTTTTTCTTGACGTGCTTGTAGTAGCCTATGCCCAGGAGTTGTCGAATTTTTTTTCTAATGGGCTGGATCTTGTAGTCATTCGTGCATTGGCGCATCAGCATTCCCTTTTTGCCGGTCGTTGCGTTGACGGTGTAGAAGGGAGCTGTCGGGAACCTCGTCCCATGGTCCACGGAACTGATCATGTCGTCACGCAGATTGCCTTTGGAAACAGTGTAGACGGGAAAGGGAAGTTTTTTTGTCAGCCATTCCAGGTATTCATATACAGCCCGTGGCTCGTAGCCCGTATCGGCAAAGATTGCACAGTCAGGCATCGGCTTGATATGGCCTTCGGCCGCCATCAACGCCATTGTTGATGACTGAACCCCGGCGCCAAGTGAAACCACGACAAGCTTTGGGAGCTCATCGTGGTACGGCTGAATGGGGCGATAGTGCTTGTCGTCCAGGTTAATTTTCATGGTCCTTCCTTAATCTTACCTTAACATAGGTCGTGAACTTATTCACTCTATGTCCCTTAATGTCGGGAAAAGAAATACCCTCTTCGTATCCGGCACGAACGGCGAGCTTTTTATACCACTCATGGTCGTTGCCTTCGTACTCACGGATCAAGGATCTCGCTTTGTCCGTCTGAGGAACAAAACTTACCCATAGGTCATCATAATGAACCTCAAAGTCCTCTAAACTTTTCAGTCCCTGGAACACCTGAGTTTTCATTATACCTCCTCCAATTGTTTTACTATTACTTTAATATCGTCACCATAATCCGTATCGTCCACCTCTGAAGCAAAAGCTTTAATTTTTGCTTCCTTTTCATCATGAGCTTCCACATACCACCAGTCAATAGCCACACGTTCTCTTTCTACTTTGTATAAATATTTAGTCATATTTACTCCTCTTTAGTATGGGAGTTATCTCATATAGAATACAATGTCAAGAAAATAAAAACCCTATGGCAAGGACGAATCCCCACCATAGGGAAAAAAGGGAGTGAATATTTGTCTTAACAATATAGGTAAAAAAGTGCTACGTAAAGAGTATTCCATACCCTTTTCTTTTTTAAAAAATACAAATACATAGTGTAGCAGGCGTAGCAGTGTAGCAGTATATAATACTCTATACATACCAATGACTTAAATCGTTTTTACTGCTACGCCTCTGCTACGGCACCCAAAATCAGGCGTAGCAGTAAAATCAAAGATCCTTGAATTTCTGCCATTTTATTATATATTCATCATATGAATATAGAAACATTAAGGGATAGATTAACCCCTAAGCAGATGAAATTTGCATTGTTATTGGTTCAAAAAGGTGAAAAGCTGACGGCAAAAGAATGTGCTTTGCAAGCCGGTTACTCATCAACCCAAGCAGTTGTGGAAGGAAGTAGGTTGCAAAAGAATCAAAAAGTTGCAGCTTATATTAGAGAGCTTCGGAACCAGGAAGAGAAAAAGTATGAAGTCAATCTTGGAAGGCATCTAAAAAGATTGCACGTATTGAGTGAAGGAGCTGAGGAGTCAGGAAACTGGAACGCTGCTGTTCAGGCTGAGAAATCAAGAGGCCAAGTTGCCGGTCTTTATATTGACCGGAAAGAGATTATGCATGGGTCTATTGATCAGCTTAGCAGATCAGAAGTTGACAAATTATTAACTGATATGGATAAGAAATTATCAATCACAACAAGCCACGAGGTAATTGATGACAACGAAACCAGAGACGAAGTTTTGGAAGAAGATAAAAAGTAATTCATCAAAAATTATCTGGACTAGAATAGAAGCCATCACACCACTCGGACTCCCTGATTTAAATGGTTTTTTTAATGATCCGGAAAAAGGACGTGGGGATTTATGGGTGGAATTAAAGATAATACACGATAATCGTATACGGATCTCAAAACATCAAATATCGTGGCATTTCCATAGAAATAAGATGGGAGGAAAATCATTTATCATGGCTACCCCCCTCATCCGGGGGGCTATCTCCGTGTACTCTGGGGGAAGGGCCAAGGATCTTGCGACCTATGGCTTGAGCCTTGAACCCTGTGCCTTGTTCCCTGAACCAATTGATTGGCCGGATCTTGAGACCTGGTTCATTAATGCTTGAGCCCTGAAGTATAGCCATGGCTATATTCTTTTTGCTTGAGACCTGAGCCCTGCGACCTTGATCCTTGGGCCCTGGTTCACGCACCGGAGGCATAGCCAGGTTGGCTTGCTGCTTGTTTTTTTCATCAGCTCCTTCAGATATTCCCGGGAGCATAGATCACAAACTTCCTTAGTGCGCTGCATAGCTGACATTTTGTATGTTAATATTCCAACACGCCCGGCAAGCCTTGCATTCATTGCCTTGCTTGGGGGCCTTGCATTTAAAACCAATTACTTTTGAATTCTTATGGACTGTAGACGTGAGCCCCACGTTGGAGTGAGGCTTACCGTCTATCATCGGAGCTGAGACCCTAATACATAAATTTTGAGGCGTGGAGTGACCGCCTTTTTTGTATTGCTTTAGTATCCCGGCTTCCCTCGTGGGCAACCAATGCTTAACCGAAGCTGTACGCATTGCGACAGCTACAATTTTTTTCAGGTGGTCCAGGCTCTGAAGGTCTCCGCTGTCATGCCACCTGAAATATTTCACTTTGTTACAGTAGTTATTAATCAATAATACCATGGCGTCGATCCATCCTGAATGATCCAGGGCTTCAAGTCTGTTAGCGTGAGCATTTTTAACACCCGGAAATATATACCGGCCCTTGAGCGCATAACAGCTGGAGCATGTGCTACCCTTCACCATCCTAAGCTTCGCGCCGGTCGCGCATTCAAACGCGCTGAGGCCATAGCCGAAGCCCGGCATTTTTGAGGGGTTGCTTAAACCACCCACTAATAACTTCGCTTCTTTTAAATTCATTATTGACATATATAAGATAGTATGGGATAGTCAACTATTAATTTTAAAAAAAAGGAAAAAATTATGGACGCTAAATTATTAAAAAAAGATCATTGGTACATAATCAATAACGGCTTGCCTTCAGCTGTAAGAGCTCAGCTCCTGGAATCACCGAAGCAGGGCCGGGGATATAAAAATATTGTATTGATGGATGTGAAGGGATCTGATTGCGGGCTGTACGATGAAGCCGGCAGCGTGTACGTAAAAGATATTATTGAACCCTTTTCTCAGTTGACAGCTGACTATAACCAACGTCAAGATTTACTTCATAAATGGGTTGGAAAAAATTGTGGAGGAGCTTTTTAATTAAGCTTGAACCTTGAGGCCCGGTCCTTGCGCCCGGGCTTTTTTACCTTGAGCCTTGAGACCTTTTATATTTTATAATTCTACGTTAAGTTTTCTTAATAAAGCGAATTCCAATTGGGCGTACAGCTCCATCCCTTCATTGGTATTCCTTGTGCCCTTTGGCGTATCCGGATCATCCTCTATAAAATTCTTCTTGCAACACTTTACGCTAAGATGATCCATAAAAATAAAGAATATTTCTTCTGTTAATTCTAGGATCTCTTCTCTAGTTTTTTCCATTAAGAACCTCCTTCAAGTATTCAAATTTTCTTTCCAATGCCCACTTCTTTTGTGCTTCGTCCATCGTCATTGAGAGTGGGTGTAATCGATCATCAATATATAAACTGAACCTCTCTGAGAATTGGTGAGGCAGTGAAGCACTATATCGATAAGAATTTTTTGCTCCATTAACTTTTCTCGTGCCTCTTCCTAACTTTCTCATTTTATATCTTTTACGATTTAAAAATTTACGAGCAAGCCGAATGAATTCAGCCCCCTCCTCATTGTTAGGTATGTTTGAAAAGTAATGTATCGGTGTAATTTTCATTATTGACTTATAAGACATTATGGGATAGAAGTCAATAGAACTTTTAAAAAGGAGTTGAAAATGGAAGCAACTGAGTATGTAGACGGAACTAGTTTACAAGGATATATTAGAGCAAGTTATGAACAACTGTTGAAAGCATTTGGAAGACCTCATGAAGGTATGAGTGATGGATATAAAACAGATGTTGAATGGGCTTTTAAATTTGCTGATGGTACTGTTGCCACTCTTTACAATTGGAAGAATGGCAAGAATTATTGTGGTAGTGAAGGCTTAGAACTCAATGACATTTATGATTGGAATGTCGGAGGGCATTCCGATAAGGCCGTAGAAAAAATAAAAAAATTAATTAAATAAATAAAAAAGGGGGGTAGTAATACCTATCCCCCCTTCCTTAAAACGCTTGTGCGCTCCATTTAGAGACATTTTTTTTTAGCTTGTGCCTGGAATTGTAGATCTTGGGACCTGGAGCTATTACCTGGAATTCAATTGGGAATAAAAAAAGGGGGGACTTGCCCCCCTCTCTTTTAGATTACAGGAATTGTTGGAAGGTCTTTAAAGGAGGTAAACAATGATCCTCCATCATTCCCTTCATCATCTTGAGAAGGAAACATATAACTCCCATCATTAAAAAACATAACGAGGGGAGTTTGATTCCATCCCAAGTCGTCCATTTCCTTTTTGTTTAAGTATCGGACTTGGACAATCTTTTTGCCTACGAGATGTTTTTGACAAATCTTTGTCCATCTCTTGCGAGTGTCACTCATAACTCGGCCTCAAAGTTACATTCTTTGTGCTCCTTTACACACTTGCGAATTTGTTCCCCAAGTTTCCAACGAGCATACCATTCTAAAATAAATGTCACTCTTCTGCTTGATACTTTAAGAGACTTTTCAATCATCTCATTATTGTATCCCACTTCTTTGCTCTTGTCTAAATCACTAAAGAATTTTTTAATTTCCTTAAAATGTTTTCCAAGAGTTTCCTTGCAAGTCTTGAGGCCTTTCTCAATGCTTGTGAGGTCTTCTTCACTATAGTAATAATTGATGTGGGATGCTTCCCCTTCCTTGCCGAAAAAATCTGCGTCAGAACTCGATTGAACTCCGAACCAAAATTTACCCTCAATATCACCATTGTAATATCTACCCATAATTAACTCCTTTTTTAAAATTAATTAAGTTGACATTATATAAGAATTATCCCATAGTCAACTATTCATTTAAAAAAGGAGTGAAAATGGAAAGAATATTTTTAGGCAAGTGTGGGGTTGATAGTGGTCAGTTAATGATTACAGACCCTTGCTATGTTAAAGACTTTGACAATAGCGATTACAAAGACATTAGACAATATAAGCATAAAAGTAATGGTGAAGTTTTACAGTTATGGAAAGACTTTCAGAGTTATGATTATGTCCACCCAAAATATAAAAGAACTATGAATGTCCTTATTGATCAAGGGACATTTGTAAGACTTCCCCACCCTAACGCAGATGATAAAACTTATTCTTATCAATCTGCTTGTATGATTACGCAATCTGAAAAAAGTGGTGGTGAATTAGCTAGTGGTAATGGAGTTGTCTTTGCTAGTGGATATGGTGATGGCTCTTATTCTGTTTATGGCTATAAAAATAAAGACGGCCGTATCGTTAAAGTTGAAATCATAATGGGTGAGCATATGATTAATGGCAAAGGTGAAGTCATTACTGATTATGATGAAACTCAAGACGATATTCATTTAGCCCTTAAAGCAAGGCCACATAATATTTAATTACAATCACCCCTAGAAAAAAGGGCGCTTGAAACTTGCGCCCTTTTTTTATTTCCCTTGCGCCTGGTCCTTGTGACTTATTGCCTGGTCCTTGTGCCTGGTATCGTAGCTGACAGCTCGTAAAGCTTAAGCTGCCACATACTCTTCCAGGCCGGATCTTGAGTCCTTTTAATTATATCTTCCAGGCTCTTGAGCCTGGTCCATAATAGAATTTCATTGGGCATCATTTTTTTCTCCAATCTGAGATCGCAAAATCAGGGCCGGTCCAGGACCGGCCTTGAGAATTGTTTATTAGTCTTCATCATCTATCATATCATATGATTTAATGAAACACATAGACAACGCCATTAACATTACATTATTTATAAACATATGGTTAAATGGATTATAGTCTAAATTTAATAAGACTAGAGCTATTGTGCATATTAAAAGCATAATGATTTTAATTTGTTTTCTCATATTCACTCCTATTGAATTGCAAGGGCGCATCATTGCGCCCTTGAGAATTGTTTGTTTAGTCGAGTAGTACCATATAAGCTTTAGGAGAAAATTCCCTAAACCAATCGAGGCCAAGTCTTACATTTTTATAATCTTTAAATGCCTCACAACCTATGATTGTATCATAAATTGAAAGTTCTAAAGCATTAAGCTTTACGCTATCCCCTCCAAATCTATTTTCGACAACAGCGCCTTCAGTATAGATTTGTATTTGTTGATTAAAAGGGTGTTTATCTTTTAATAGTTTTATTTGCATAACTACTCCAATACTCGCAAGAGCGTATTTGCTATATCATCATAAGCAAGTTTTTTACCTTGCATCTGAAAAAAGTCATTTGCATAACGCTCTTGTAAATTTAATTCACTCCACCTTACTAGTTTATTCTTGCAAGATAGTTGCCTTGCATTAACGCTCTCTAAGAGAGCGTTAATGATTTGATTTTTAAATTCCTTGTTAGTCATTTAATGATTTTCTGCAAATGGAAGTTCCCAACTATCTGCATTATCAAGAGCTTTTTCTTGTTCGTACTCATTGATTGCATCTTGTTGTTCAAGTTCAACAAGTTCTGCTATTTCGTCACTAGAATAATTAGGATACTCTTTGACAAGTTCTATTATTCTCAAGTTCCAACGATTGTCCCATTCTTCTTGTTGAGTAATCATTGACTCATTATTCATTTTACCCATTCAACCCCCATAGCTTTTAGGCTTGTAATGTTGTTAAGTTGTATAGACCTCCAACAGCGTGTTGGATCTTTACCTTTATTTCTTCTTAATAAGTCAATATCTATTACTTCTAATAGATGCGACCTATCACCTAGTAATTCACCACCTTTAAAAAACCTATCATTACTTACTAGACGACAAGTCATTTTACGAGGTGATCCATCTTTTTTAATAAACTCAACAGAAAAGATTTTACCTAGTAAACTCTCTTTCATTGTTTGTTTATCAAAGTCTTTTATTTTATGTAATTTCATATTCACTCCTATTTGTTTATATTTAATTACAGTATATATATAGGAACTAATGGGATAACTTACAAGTCTTTTTACACATATTTGTGTATTAATTTCGTTCACCCTTTGTTCTTTCGGCTCTTGCCTAGCTATAGTCGAAAAACAAAGGGGAAATAAAGAAGTATCATTATGAAATAATGATTCAATATTAACTTATTAAAGAGGGGGGAACCCCTAAATTAAGGGAGTAAGGTTCATTATTACTCTATATACTCAGTTTTACACAAACAAATAGTATGGTATAAACATCTGATGCCTGACCTGGAATCATTTAAGCGAGTCATTAATTTTGAAAATTTAAGCCAAGAAGAATTGGAAACGCTGCAAAAGAAACTAATGCTGCGCCAAAAAACATTTGATTTCAAGAAAGCGTCAAAAGAAACATTCCTGACATTCGTCAAGGAGATGTGGCCTGAGTTTATACAGGGTCCCCATCACGTCAAGATCGCAAAGAAGTTCGAGGACATTGCCACGGGCAAGATAAAGAGGCTCATTGTCAATATGCCTCCCCGTCATACAAAATCAGAATTCGCATCGTTCCTGTTGCCGGCGTGGATGATGGGCCGGGAACCACGGCTCAAGATCATTCAGACAACGCACACGGCGGAGCTGTCGTACCGCTTCGGCCGTAAGGTGAGGAACCTGATGGACGAGCAGAAGTACCAGGATATTTTTGATGACGTCAAGCTGTCCGTTGACTCGAAGGCGGCGGGGCGTTGGGAAACCAACAAGGGTGGCGAGTATTTTGCTGCCGGCGTGGGAGGTGCCATCACGGGCCGTGGTGCGGATTTATTGATTATTGATGATCCCCACTCGGAGCAGGACGCTCTCAGTGAGACGGCGATGGAGAATGCCTATGAGTGGTACACCTCCGGCCCACGGCAAAGATTGCAGCCGGGAGGTTCCATTGTCATCGTGATGACACGGTGGAGCACCAAGGATCTGACGGGGATGCTGATGAAGGCGCAAAAGGAAATCAAGGCGGATCAGTGGGACGTGATTGAGTTTCCC